CCGCTATAGAGTTCTCAACAAATATAGAATCAATTGGACCCTCCAAAATAACAACGGGTAATTCTGGGTTAACGTTGTAATAGTTGTAGATGCTATTATGATCGCCAAATCTTGACAGATATTTAACACCATTTTTATTGTTAAATGATCTTCCTTGGTAGTAATACGTTCGCCCCTGCTTATTTCTAAACGTGATCATTATTCTACCGTAGTACACACCTTCGGTACAATAATACCATTTCTTATATATTTCTCGTGGTATTTTTCGGCTTTCACAATAATCAACACAGTCTTGAAACTTCGTCAATTTTTTGAATCCTTTGGTGTCTTCAGATTCATCTCTGTCAGACGCACTTTTTTTCTGTTTAAAGTCAAAAGTTCCGCCAGTGTTTTTGTTATTTTTCATAACATCTGTTATGAGATTTTTGTAATGAACGATGAAATTTTCTTTCATCCATTTTATAACGGTTGTAGATTCCCCACAGTTGTGACAATAATAAACCCAAGGGTCTTTGGTTTTCAGTAAGAACCCACGTTTTTTAAATTTATCATTTTCAGAATCACCGCAAACATTACATTTGATATTGTAGTACTCACTAGTCTCAAAAATTTCATTCACTTTTTTTAATGCCGGAATAGCGAATTCCGGTGTCCCCATAAAAACAATTTTCGGTTTCATAGCGTGTTCCAAGAGTGTGTTTAAAATTCAATCGCAGGGTCCGAAAACCCTACGATTGATTT